CTCTACCGGTACCTGCGCCGATGGTAAGCATTTCCAACAGACTGTGGAGAAAAACAATGAGTAACAATCAAGCAGACTTTGAACCCGCGCACCGCGCACTGGGTATCTATAGCGGAGATGCACGTAGGATCGTCCAGGGCAGGGCTGTAGACGTTTATCTCACTAAGATAGGCGAGCGTATCCCTGAAGATATCAGCGGCTTGGAAAACGTGCAGTGGGGCTTGCGTCTGCAAGATCCTATCGGCAAAGCAGTAGGCGATCGGCTTAACGTACAACTGAAAGAGTTGGACGTAGAGATAACGCACAGGCTGCACCCTTGGATGAAATCGCATTTCGATTTCGTATCCGAGGATAACAAGACTCTGTACGAGATCAAGAACTACGGCAGCCACGCACGTAACAAGTTTGGGGACGATGGCAGCCAGGACATACCAATCGGGGACATGGCTCAACTGATACATGAGTGCGCCGTTCTTAACTTATCCTCTATCAATTTATGCGTCTTGTTTGGAGGGCAAGAACTCTGTATCTACCCGTTCGAGATTGACGATGCGCTGAAGGAATCATTAATCATTCAGGAGGCGGCGGTATGGGCGGCAGTCCAGACGCGGCAACCACCGGAGCCTACGCATCCAGATGATATAAAGGCACTCTGGAAAAGGGACGACGGGACTACGATGGTGGTTGGAGATCAGGTAGCAGCAGCATGTTCTAGGTTGCGGTACATCAAGGACGGTATCAAGAAACTGGAAACTGAAGAGGAGGATCTGACTGGCATGATTCAGCAATCAATGCGAGATCATGCGACGATGAAGGACAGCCAGGGCAAGATCCTCGCTACGTGGAAAACAGCCAAGGGTTCGGCAAGGTTTGACATTAAGCGATTCAAGGAGGAGTTGCCCGAAACATACGAGCGTTACGTTATTAGTACGGATGGTTCCAGGAGGTTCTTAGTCAAATGACATGGCTAATAAGCAAAGCAATGATGGATGCTTGCTCGAACTTGCACTCTTTGCCGGCGCTGGCGGAGGAATACTTGGAGGACACCTCCTCGGATGGCGAACCGTCTGCGCAGTTGAATTGGAACCCTACCCCGCAAGCGTACTTGTCGCAAGACAGAATGACGGCCTTCTCCCGGCTTTCCCGATTTGGGATGACGTTTGCACCTTTGACGGAAAGCCGTGGCGAGGAATTGTTGACGTTGTATCTGGCGGGTTTCCCTGTCAAGACATTAGCGCGGCGGGGGGGGGGGCAGGAATCACCGGCAGCAGATCAGGACTATGGAAAGAGATGGCAAGGATTATTGGCGAGGTTCGACCCCGCTACGCGTTTGTGGAAAACAGCCCAATGCTCGCTTCTAGAGGACTTGGAACAGTCCTTGCAGATTTGGCCGCAATGGGGTTCGATGCGGAATGGTGCTGTTTATCTGCGGCAGATTGTGGGGCTTGGCATGAGAGAAACAGGATTTGGATACTTGCTACCAACACTAAATACATCGGGGCTAGATGGAGGGAGCAACAGCCGGAAGGCGAACAAGAAAAGATTAATGCTACCGACCATAAAAAAACAGAATATGAGACATGCGATTTCCAGGCACATAAAACCGATAACAGACCATTGGGAATCAAATCTTGGGGAGGTTTTAGTGGCGTTGACGGGATTGAAAAAGTGGTCTCCAGATTTTGCAGAATGGATGATGGGATGGCCAATAGGGTACACAGAATTAGCGCCCTTGGAAACGGACAGGTTCCGATTGTGGCAGCAACAGCATTCAAACTTCTCGCGGGGGAATTAAATGAAATACGATGATCTTCAGGCGCTGGCGAAGGAATATAACGACATGGCAGAAACTGGCTCTCGCATGTGGACGGATTTGCAGACAATGACTGCCAGGATGCGGGATATTAGAAATTTGATAGATGAAGAAAGGCCAGGATGCTACGACGAAATATCCCTGCTGTTCGGTGGTGAATTGATAATAGATGCATTGCCTGATAGCAAATAAACCTATTTATATATCGGAGATAACATGAATGATTTAGTACCTGTAGAACAGATCCAGTTAATGGCGAACGCTGTAGCTAAAAGCGGATTGTTTGGGATGAAAACGCCGGAACAGGCGATGGCGCTGATGCTGGTAGCGCAAGCAGAAGGATATAGTCCTGCACTGGCTGCGCGTGATTACCACATTATCCAGGGTAGACCAGCGTTAAAAGCTGATGCAATGCTGGCTAGGTTTCAGATGGCTGGTGGTAAAGTTGAGTGGGTAACCTATACGGACACCGAGGTTAAGGCCACGTTCTCTCACGCGCAGGGCGGCTCCATCACTCTCAGTTGGACGTTTGCACAAGCTGCTCGTATTGGGCTTACCAGTAAAGACAATTGGAAGAACTATCCCCGCGCAATGCTGAGAGCCAGGGTTATCTCTGAGGGAATACGGACGGTATACCCAGGCTGTGTCGTAGGAGTATATACGCCGGAGGAAGTGAACGACTTTGCGCCGGCTGAACGCGATGTAACGCCAGCGCCGGCAGCGGTGGTTGTGCCGGAGATACCGGAGGAGGAAGTCCCCAATCCGTGGGATTTTAATATCCCAGGAAAGACCAGCACCAACTATCCGTCTAAACAGGAATGGATTGATGGGATGATTGCCTTGGCTGGCAAGCTGGCAAATACTAAGCTGTCTGATGTTGCGAAACAGGAAAAAATGACTGCTCTGAAAATGGCTAATACGAAGTCATTATCCAGGATGGGAATAATGGAATCTAGCGAACTGTTCCGCACGATTGACGCGATTCTATCCCCTGCGCCGGCAGAGATTGAGGACGACGCTAACCCAAAATCAGAGTTGCTGGACAGAATAAGTTGATATTGGACAGGCTCAAGGAGGCTCCTCTTACGCCCCTTGAGTCTTTAAACAAATTCGGGATTATGCGATTGGCATCTCGGATACATGAACTGCGTAGGTTAGGTATATCAATCAAAAGTGTAACAGTGAGAGAAGGGGATAAGACCTTCAGTAAATATTACTTAGGAACCTGATGGATAATGATTATAAAGCCAAGAAGTTAATAGACGGTAAAGGTGTACTTTTTACTAACCTGAACAAAATAGATGATTACTCTCCAGATATGAAAGGCGAACTCTTATACAAAGGTGAATTGATTAGATTAGGTGGCTGGATACGTGAGACAAAAATGGGAAGATTAATATCAATCGGCGTAGATAAAGTTAAAGGAGATGACAACTATGGCAATAGCTAATGTTCCAGAGCCAGGGAAGGGTGTACTGTTCAGCAATGATAAAAAGGGGAACTCAAAAGCTCCTGACTTCAAGGGTAACTTGATGACCAAGGAAGGAGTCCTTATCAAGATCAGCGCATGGAAGCGCGTAAGCTCGTACGGAGAACTAATCAGTCTCGCGCATGATACATATACTGCAACGCAGCAATACCCGAAAGAAGTGGGTAACGATGATGATGTACCGTTCTGATGAAGCTGTTTATCGCAACACCGATGTACGGCGGTATGTGTACCGGATATTACGCCCAGGCGTTAATCAACCTGTCGCGTGATATTCGATGCGAAATCATCTATTCATTTATGTTCAATGAGTCTTTGATACCACGCGCACGTAATGCCCTGGCACATGGTTTTCTCAAGACTGATGCTACTCATATGATGTTTATTGATGCAGATATTAACTTTAGACCTGCTGACATAACTCTAATGATAGAAGCAGATAAGGAAATAATCTGCGGTATCTATCCGAAAAAAGAGATCAACTGGAATACTATCAAAAATGCATTTGATAAGAATGTTCCCCTGGATCAGATGAAGTTGCATACCGGCAGCTTCGTAGTCAATCTCGTTGATTACAAACCAGAGGTTACGGTTCCTATCCATCAGCCGGTGGAGATCTGGAACGGAGGGACAGGCTTTATGTTAATCAAGCGCGAGGTTTACGAGAAACTGGCAGACCAGGTACCTAAATATACCAACGATGTACACGACCTTGGAGGCACTCTCAAGCAAGACGAAATCAGCGAATACTTTGCGACCAGTATAGAGGAAGGCACTAATCGTTTACTCTCAGAGGACTATCATTTCTGCAATATCTGGAGGAAAGCGGGGGGAACCGTATGGGCTGCACCTTGGGCTAAGCTGGCTCATATCGGAACCTATGCGTTTGAAGGGCAGTTGCTGCAATCCACATGATTACAGTTGCATCATTTGGGGGAGGAACAGACTCTACTGCAATGCTAATAGGAATGTGGCAGCGGAAAGAGCCTGTAGACTTGATTCTGTTCGCAGATACGGGCGGGGAGAAGCCGCACACGTATGAACATATCAAGCGGTTCAGCGAATGGCTGGCGGCGCATGGGTTTCCTGAAATAACCGTAGTGAAGTCTCCGAACGTAACGCTTGAGGAAGATGTTTTAAAACGCAAAACACTTCCGTCTATTGCTTTCGGATTTAAAACATGCAGCCAACGGTTTAAAGCGGAGCCTTGCAACAAATACATCAGAAACTGGAAAACAGCAAAAGACGCTTGGAAGCGCGGCGAAAAAATAACCATGCTGATCGGCTACGAATATGGCGAGGAACGCAGGGCTAAGAATTACGACGACGAAAAAAAGACTGTGCGCTATCCGTTGATCGAATGGCGATGGAATAGGTCGAAGTGCGTCGGCGTAAACGCATCTCAGTCATTCAATGTTCAGAAATCTGCTTGTTTTTTTTGCCCATCATCCAAAGCGCAAGAAATCAAACAACTTGCAAAACAATATCCAGAACTTGCTGTTAGAGCCGTGGCAATGGAGAAAAACGCCGTTCTGACAGACATCAAAGGGCTTGGCCGCAATTACTCATGGGCTGATCTTATTGAATTTAATGATAAACAAGTAAAATTATTTGATGATGATTGGTCTACAGCAGAAATTCCATGTGGTTGCTATGATGGATAAATAATGAGCGACGCATCCAGCAGAGGCCGGCGTAACCGGCAGCGGGGACAGGAGGGTGAGCGCGAGGTAGGCGCAATACTCTCTGAATCCCTGGGTAAGCCGGTTAAACGCCTATTGGGGCAAGAGCGCGATATGGGGGCAGATATACATACGCCCCCGTATCGGTGGGAGATTAAGCGTCGTAAACGGATAGGGCTTATATATGATTGGATGCAGGAAGCGCAGAACAGCCTCCAGGAGCCATCAGAACGGCCTGTAGTGGCTTTTAGGGCTGATGGCAAGGCATGGGTAGTCTGTATCCCTTTGGACGAATTTATACGACTTATTAGAGAGGAATTAAATTAATGAATATTATCGAATGGGTAAAAAGGCTGTATGCGTTACCTACGGTTGAAACTTTGATGGCTTCGGAATTGGAAGAAGCTAGACGAGATTTGTTAACCGCAGAAACAGCGGCTGACTACGCGGAGTCGGCGGTGGTCTACAACGTCCAGCGGATCGAGAGATTAACCGCTGCGTTGAAGGGGGTGTGAGATGAATACTACAAACATTCGGCATTGCGAAGCGTGTGGGCAGGTAAGGTTTCCAAGCGATCACTGGCAACGCAAACTAGCCGCCGCAATTAAGCAGCGCGACAAGGCAATCGAGGCGTTGAATTCGCTCAAGAGGCGCGCACCATCAATTTATGCAAGCAAATGGGAGTGCGGGAAATGATATGCCCTGATTGCAAGAACTCTTTTCTGCAACCGTTTGTTTGCACGACTTGCGGCGCAGAAAAGCTGTATGACACTACGGTAGTAACGCTTCAGAACCAACTCGCCACCGCGAGGAATGATGCGCTGGAGGAGGCGGCGAAAATATGTGATGAATACGCAAATAAAGGTGTTGTGGGAGCGCGGATATGCGCCGCCGCGATTTGTGCAACGAAGCAGTTCGGGGCACACATAAAAGAAATGCATGAATTTATAGCGGAGAACCAGCGTTTAATTAAGCTATCAGAGGGCACAAGAGGGAGAAAAATAAATGAATAAGTTTGATGTCGCTTCTTTAAAAACAGGAATTCCGGTAGATGATTGTAATCAAGGACTTAGCCTGATAAAGAGTAAAACCCTGCGTATAATGAGCGCGTATGACGAGCATGAAGTGCGTGAAAGGCTAAGAAAAACTAGAGAGCATCTTAACGCGGCGCAAGGCTTGGCAGCGGCGCTGATGCCAAAGAAGAAATAAGGTATACGCTATAGTTACCGACAGCCCCAACGCCTTCTGGCGGCCTTCCCTCTGGTTCCATTCCACGACCTGCTACGAGCGCAGAACGACTTGTGTCGAGGGTTCTTAGTGTCTTTAGTAGGTGCTTTAAGGTTACTGCCGGCGGCTCTAGCCTTGCGCCTACCTTTCTCTGTCAGTCCAGCGCCTTGGGATACCGGTAATTTCTCTCCGCGCCCTACCGATAAATTGGGAAACTTCTTATTAGCCATGATTATTTAATCGGAAAGTTACCGCCGACAGGGTTCAACGCTCCAGCCGGCGCTGCACTGAATGATTCCGTACCTACAGGAACATAGTCACCATTCCAGGGAGACTCGTTAATAGGGCCATAGCAACTAGCTAGACTAACTCCGTTAATCTTCTTCGCCTGTTTGTCGCATGGGAAACTCCACATATTGCTCATCCCCGATTCCTTGGTGGTCACAAACTTTGTAACCGTCATCGGCGTAACAGCCCAAGTAGGAGCCTGTGGATAACTTGTCACGGTCGAGAACAAAGACCAAACTTTGCCTTGCGCGGCCTTGCAGGAACCGTTCATCAAGCTCAAATCCGCAATAGATATACCTTTGAGAATTGGGCAAACAGCCATACCTTCCCTAAAAGTCTTTCCATTAACCTGCATGGTTTTGCCCGTAGGCGTGGTAGATGATGCAGCGCACAATGCAAACTCACCATGACAGATACCTAGATCTATTCCGTAAGCAGGGCCAGTTAACATCATTAATGCTATTACATATCTCATCTCTTATTCTCCGAATTATTAGACTTCTCATAAGTTCTCATTGCGCCCAACCCTAGCATACCTAATAGGACTTGCATGGTGAGGCTTGTATCAATCGCAGGGAACCCGCCCGTATAGTTGAACCATACCTGTGCAATAAACCGCGCCACAGGCTCTATAACGGCTACATAGGCCAATCCTGCTCCGCATACCCATCCTATAAATGGCCTCCAGCCAGCAACAAACCAGTTCGTAGACTTTGCCTCCTCCAGATTAGTCTGAATTTGCAGCTTGGAAAGGTCGGTGTCCATAGCCAGCCTCTGCAAATCACCTGACTCCTGCATCTTGAGAAGCTCTAACTGGGCGGCGGCTCTAAGAGATGGATCTGGGAAAAACCGATCTATAAGCGATTTCCCAATATCAAACAGGCCGGACAGCATTAACGGATTCACGCTGGCAGCCCTCCGCAAGCAATGAACACTTGCTTGAGTGCGTCCATATCATTCTCATGCTGGTTATATCCAGCCCCAGGCAATGATGCCCAAATGTGAGCGCAAAGTTTAACTGCGCCCTCGAAGTCTCCATCCTCTATGCTTGGCAACGCCTTGCACTCTTTAATCTGTTGTATGGCTATTTCGTCTTGAGAGGCAGGGGAGAAGTCTTTTAGCCTTAGACTTTTCTTATAAGCGTCGTAGTAACGCTTGAGTAACTGGTATCTGCCGGCGGCGGTAGAAGATAGTCCAGGACGTATATAAACTAACTTACGAGGATGGTCGTCATAACTATCAAAAAGACTGCCACCAACAATAACATTGTATCCATCTCTATCACCGTATTTAACTGTTCCTTCTGAATGAGCAATCATATCCAGAAAGGCTTGAAGATTATTACTTATCGGCTTTTCCATCTAATTTATCAAATATTTTATTAAGCATGGCATGGATACTTTTTATATCATCTTTATAATCGTCTTTTGATACATATTTATCAGGCATGTCCTGCAATCTATCTTCTATCTTGGCAATGGATCTCGCTAGAGTATTAATAGTCCAACCACCAAAGAACCCTGCCACCGCCATTAAAGCGTTAATCAGTGATTGAGACTCCATTCATAGACCTTCACCAGGCGTAACGTAAACTGCTGGCGTTCCAGACGGGGCAATGAATGTAATGAAACAATTGGCAGTTCCAGAGCATTGTGGGCCGGTCAGAATCACTCTGGCAGCCGGCGGTATCGGTATGCCATATTGAGCAGTAGTTGCATTTGCAATAGCAACATTATTACCAGTAGCTGCCGATAGCCTCACATACACCGGAACACCAGTACTTTCTCTCTCGTGATTAACAAAAAGATATTGGTTTACGGGGCTGTCAGCCGACACTGTTACGCTTTGAACCGCAGTATTTGCCGATAGCATGAAAGTCTTGCCCATCGGCTGAAACGCAATATTATTAGCCATGATTAATATACCTTGCGTCCAGGATTGTCGGTTCCATTAATCTTAGTAGAATTACCATTCCCCCTCGCAGACGGATTGCCTTTTTCAAAGCAAAACACGCTACGAAACCCGCCCTTGGGCATGGTGCCTGGATTCCAATATACATCACCTTCCTGCGTGTTATCTGACGGGCTTTGTGGCCTTGTCGGTTTAGCAAACTTCTGCGAATAGTTTGGCAGATCCGCACCTGGAACTTTGCTCTTCATTTCATATTCTTTAGGAGATTTCATTTTTAATTCCTTCCTTTGTCCTGACTACCAGATAAGCAAAACAAGCGAAAAAAGCACTCATCCCCAATCGTTCTACAGTAGGCGAAGTCATCGTCCAACAGGCCAATAAAAACGACATAGAAAGACCTAATATAGTTAACAGCCTCTCACATATAACTTCCAGCGCCAAACGAACAAACTTTACCAATGTTACTGAATCCATAATTATCCCCATTCATTAATGAATACATAGTTTAATCGTTACCTTCATTTTCTCCAAGCAGACCGCTGCCCCATTCCTCGTCGGAAATCTTCTGCTTAATCTTCTCGACGTTTATAACTCGGTCTATAACCTTACACTTGTCCGTCAAAGTAGCCATAGGATCTGACATAACTTGATCCAGTAGCTTGCTAAGACTGTCCTCTAGGGCAGAATTGATGCCTTTGCTCTTTTTAACCACGAGTAGGTTTACGGTCTCTTCTGCGGGATGGATACCGCATAGTAGGTATCTTTACCCTAATTTCAGCCCGTCCTAGCGCCTTCTGAGCATCTCTGCTTCCAGCCATTTCGCTCCTGGCTGCGCGTTGTTCTTCAGTTTCATCTGCCATGATATTTCCTTATTAATTAGAAAATCTAGGTAATACGGAATTAATACTGCCTTTTTGGTTTATAACGTCGCTGCTAGACTTTTTTGGAGGACTAACCAATCCCTCTATAGACCTTTCAGCAAGAGGAGCTAAATATCCAGATATTGAATTTCTAAAAAGTCTTTGCATTAATTTCATTTTTTGAACATCTGGCATAGAAGAATTTTTTATCAATTCCAGTTTAGATTGAATTTCATCCAATCGTGCATTAGACATTAAATTGGCACTTTTTAACGCAGGACGAACATTATCTCTAAAAAATTCAGGGGCAGTAACAAGACCAGTTTCAGCCCTAGATGCCATCACTTGCTGAACAGCGTCGGCAATAGCTTTTTTCCCTTGAGGACTTCTGGCAAGAATTGGAGCCACTTCATCCCATTGTTTTTTACTTCCAGATAAAAATAATTCTTTAACTCTCTGAGCAGGAAATTTATCACCAAGTATCACATTAACCCGCTTTGATGCTTCTTCTGTTATTTTTCCAGCTTCTGTTTCTGCCAATCCAGAAACATTTATTCCTTCACGCAACACTCTTGGCTCTCTAGCACCCAATATCTTACTTGCCTTGCCAGTTTTTCCTGCTGTAGTTTCAGCTTTTTCCATTAATTTAAGATAAGAATTAACTTTACCGTCAACCTCTGGCAATGCTTTTAACCAATCAGAATTACTGTCAATCCATTTTTTTATTCCAGATGCGTCTTTATTTCTAAGTTCTCTAGCGGCATGATCTGAAGCAGACTGAAGAACAAGGCTTCTGTCATTTCCCGTTAATTCAATTAAGTCAGCTACGCCTTGCTTGGTCTTGAAAAAATCATTTGTTATTGCAGAAGCATCAGTTTTATAACGGGTAGGATCAAACCTATCCAATGCTGTAGTTTTTTGACCGGCCTTAGATTTATATTTATCTAACAACCTAGAAGCCATTTCGTAGTCTCTTTGCAATACGTCATGCGCCTCGCCAGCAAACTTTGATTGAATTTCGCTAATTTTTCTATAATATTTTTTTGCAATATCTACACCTATAGCAGAATATCCTTCTACTTCTTTTCCATATGCTGCATCACCTAATCTTCTCCTTACATCGTCAAGGGCATGAAATGCAGTTGGGAATGTTTTGTAAACAGGGTTTCCATCGGAATTAACTCCTATTGCAACTTTCCTTGATGAAACGGCATCATAAATATTTTGATATGCCTGTAATACGCCCTTTTCAGTTACTGGAGCAGTCGTTTGTTGTTGCGCGATCTTTCCTATTAAAAGTTTATCTCTCAAATCAGACAACAAAGATTTGTACTCTGGCAATTCTTTAACAAGCGTTCCAGAAGATTCTTTAACCGCAACCGCATTATCTCTTATTTTTTCTTGAGCCTTATATTTGGCAGACCTTTGTTCTACCCCAGTAGAAAACAGACTATAAATTTTATCTCTAAGTGTTGTTCCAATATCGCTAGACTCGCGCTCATTTCCTATATTTGATCGTTTAGATTCAGCCTCTGTTATAACTTTTTTTCCAGATTCTTCAATCTTAGGTATAGCACCACGCATTTTTTCTGCGCGTCTTTCTGTTTCCGTTAATTCAGCTTTACCCTGCTGCCTAATTGCTGCGGCGCGTTTTTCGGCATCAGATACTATATCTTTGGCTCCAGTAGACATAATGTCATACATTGTTTTTTGAGAAGAATCAGAAGAAGGGCTGCCCCTTAAATCTTCTATTAGTTTTCTAATATATTCTTTTTGACTTGGAGATATTTGTTTATCATTAATATTAAGGTCAGCCATAACTGACCTAACCGCGCCCTCGGTAGAAAGACCTAATAATTTTCTAGCTCCATATTGAATTATTTTTCCCGCACTTTTAAAAAATTCAGGCCCAATAAATCCACCAGCAAATCTAGCCATTTCTGCCTTGGCGGGGGAGGCTCCAGATAACTCTGCAATCTGACCTGAAGTTTCTCCAATAGCTCCACCAAGAGCGCCAAGACCAGTGCTAGCAGGTCGAGCAAGCCTTGCTGCGGTTCCAGCGCCCAAAAGCCAAGGTGCGGCAGGGGCGGTTAATGGAAATGCGCCAGCAGCAAGTCCAAGGCCAGTCATTATTTCGGGAGACAAAAAACCTGCAACTGCGCCCACTCCTGTTTCTTTTGCTACTTCTTTTGCCCTTGAACTTAATTTAGGTTTTTCTTCTTGTGAATCGCCGGGAGTAGGAGTATAAGATTTTTGCCTGTCAACAGGCTCACCAGAAAATCTGGGAGATGTTTTTGGTTCTACAAGTTCACCATCAAAGCGAGGCATGATTATTATCTCTTCCTGTAGATTTTATTATCATCAGGGTCTTTATATAAAGAGCCAGAAGTGATTGCATCAAAATCTTGTTTAGTTTTTGGTTCTGAAACAGCCCCACCCCTTACCAATGGCTCCTCTTCTTTACCAGGCCCATAAACTCTTGCATAGACTTCTTCTGGAGAAGCATATTTATTTAAATCTTCAAGAAGTTTTGTCCTAGATTTTTTCTGATCTTCGCTGTATGCAGGAGCAACCTCTAATGCTGCTTTTAACTTTGCGGCAACGTCAGCAAATTTATACGCTGATGTTCCAATAGTGTCATTAGGCCCAACAGCCAAATATGTTTCTATCTTGGTCTGAGTTGTAACGTCAGGCTTATAACCACCACCAAGAACCATTGCCATTTCATAGGCCATACCAGACGCAGCCGTGTTATACATTTTTTCTTGGTCTGTGGTGAAATATTGCCCTATAGCTTTTTGAGCTTCAGATGGAATTGTTCCTTTTCCTACAACATTTCCCAATATGCCGCCACCACCAGAAATTCCCATACTTTCTATTAATTGCAAACTTCTTAAAATTTCATTGCTAGAACGAAATACGTTATTAGCATAACGCTCATTAGTCGCAGAAGTTGGCCTTCCAACTTGCTTAAGACTGGCAATTTTAGCTTTTTCATCTGATGCTCTTATTTTTGCTTGTCTTTCTGCTTCAAGTCTGAACATTTGCCGACGACTAGCATCATCACTTTTTTCTTGTTCACTTTGAATTCTTGCCTTAGCAATTGCTTCACTAGATGCAATTCGCCTTCCAGCTATACTTTCACTTGATGCAATTTTAGCTTTAGCTATCGCCGCGTCAAAAGCTGCCTTTACTTTCGCCGCTTCTATTTTTGCTTCATCTTTTAACCTAACCTCGTCTGTCTTGCGAGCAGACTCCAGCAGCTTCATAGCGCCATCGTAATTACCCTTGTATAACATCGCGCCAAGGACGCTGTCTGTTCCGGCCTTATATCGCGCTGTTTCTATCAAATCAATTGCGTCTTTACGCTTAGTAGGCCACAGTCTCATAGCCATATTTAGGTCGTTTTGTATGTCTTTTCTGATATTGCTTATACGAGTAGATTCTTTTTCAAAGTTCTTAGATTCACGCTCATACAGATCTCTGCGCCCTTCTTTCCAACCCTTGAGCATACCCGTCATGGATGCTATGGCAATTTTGGCAGAAGATTTGCCGCCAGCACCGATCAGAAGCCCCATCGTTGCTATGGAACTTGCTAGTTGCGCGTAGGTTCCCAAGTCCTCTTGAGTAGGGGTAAAAGTAGGCATAACATGTTTATCTCGCTTTGCAAGCCCCGCTTCCATCTCATTTTGTTGCAAGATAGTTTGACGCTGGCCTTCTTCAGCGCCGGCTTGCTTTACTCCAATATCTCTATCTGATTTTGCCTTCTCAAGATTAACGCCAGCCTGGATCTGCTGCGGCAACATCTCTGCCATAGCACTTTGATATTTAGGCGCACGTTCTTTTAAAGGCAATGCCTGAATAGGATCTATAACTTCCCTGCTCATTTTTGAGAATTGTTCTGCAGGATC